AGTTTGGATATAGCGGAAATAACAGGAAAAGATCACAAAAGTATTTTAAGAGATATCAGGGATGAAATAGATAAATTGGGAGAAGAAAGAGGTCGGCTCATTTTTGTGCCGACTGAATATACGGATAATTTTAACAGAAAACAGCCTGCCTTTTTATTGAATTACAAAGGTGTCTTGCAGCTTGGAGCAAGATACAGTGCTGAAACCAGATTTAAACTTATTGAAAAAATAGAAGAATTAAAAAAACCAATGACAATCGAAGACATGATCATATTGCAGGCAAATGAAATGAAGAGTGTTAAACATAGAATTGATGTCGTAGAAAATAAAGTTGATAATGAGATAAGAATAGACCATACGGAACAAAGAAAGTTACAAAAAGCGGTTTCGATAAGAGTTTATCAAAGGCTGGATGTGATAGACGCTGACAGAAATTTAATGTTTCCTGCAATTTACAGAGATTTAAAGGACAGGTTTGGAGTTGCAAGCTACCGTGACATTAAGAGAAAAGACTTAACTGAAGCATTAGCGTATGTGCAGAATTGGATAGAAAAAGCGGAATTAAGGAATTGAGATAGAAGAGATTAAGTTGATAAAAGGACAATGACAACTGAATAATAACTGTGATAAATAATTTTGAAATTTTTAGATTTTTAGGTATAATATATATTATATTTTAGGAGGGAAATCAAATGAATAAAGAAAAAATTGAAAGAATTATTTTTTTATCTGATTTTTTGGTTACAAGAAGGAAGTTAGAACTTGACTGGAAAAATGATTATCTGTTAAGAAAAGGGATAAAATTTGGTAAATATTTTGAAGAAATTGATCGTTATCTGGATAAAAAGGCTTTTTCTGGTTTCTTAAATGATTATCTATTTTTAATTAGTAGTTTTGATGATTTATTTGAAAATAAAAAAATCAAAGAAAAGAGAACGCGAGCTATTGAAACAGGTGAATTTTTATTAGAAAAAAATATAGTTGATGAATTTGAAATATTAATTTCTCAAAAAGAAATCGAATTTATAAAAAAAACAACTGGGAAAGATGTAAGAAATGTTTTCGAAATAAAAAAATATATGGAAGAATTAATAAAACTTATATACAATTTAGAAAATACAAATATATGATGATATATAGAAGACCAAATAAAACTGGTCTTTTTTTATGTCAAAATACCACAAATTCAGAAAGGAAAACAAAAATAAATGAATGAAAAAGACATAGACAGGATATGTAATTTTTTATTATAAAAGTGTTGAAAAAACAACGAAAATAAGGTATAATTAGGAGGTAAAATGAGTGTAGAAAAAGAACTCAAAGAAATTAAAGATTTTTTGGAAAGTGAAAAAATAGGAAAAATCTTTATTGATAAAAGACCCAACGGAATAATATTAATAGAAACAACGGAAACTAAGAAATATCAAAACAGAGTATGTAAAAAAGCAACCTGATTTCGAAAGTTTCAAATAACAATTGAATAAAGTATAAATATCGACGTACACAAAATGATGACCGTATTTATAAATTCGAGGAACTTAAAAGCCTTGATTTTATATATACGGTCTTTTTTATTAGGAGAAAAAATGAAACTGAATATGAAGTTGGTACAGAATATACTGGAATATCTTGAGAGTGATGGACATTCGTATATTTTTGAGAAGAGTTACACTGATGATTTTAGTAATAGAAAAGAGGCATTGGGGGATTTTACTTATGAAGAAATTAAATACCACACAGTATTATTAGGTGAAGGAGGTTATGTTAAAACAATAGATCATATAGGCGTTGAAGACTATACATTGCCTGAAAGACTTACAATGAAAGGGCATCTATACTTAGAAGAAATTAGAAAAAGGAATCAAAAGAGATGAGTATCTTTTTAATAATGCTAGGATATTTTATGGCGGCATTGATAGTGTTCGAGATTATAAAATATTATTTGAAGAAATATATAAACGAAAGAATTGATGAGAGCCTTAAACTTTTAGATAAACTTGAGAATATAAATGATGAATTGGATACAAAAATAGATAGTGTAAAGATAAAAATATATAATATGTATCTTGATAGATGTAGAGAGAGCTTGAGAAAGAAAAGAGAGATGGACAAAGAGATTAGGGAAACGGCACAGAAGATAAAAGACAAAATATCAAAAAAATAAAAAAGGTACTTTGGAGAGATTTTTTTGCCCTGTGGGTCTGGCGAGTCCCGGAAAACATCCGTATATGAATTTTTTTTAAGTTCGTTTCCGTTCCGAAGGAGGTGTCATGTTAATAAAAGAAAATCAAATAATAAAAGCTACAGAATTGGCTAAATTACTGGGAATAACAGACAGACACCTTCGGAATTTAGCTAATGAAGGAATAATCAAAAAAACGGAAAAAGGTAAGTATTTATTTTTTGAGAGTGTTCAAGGATATATTGAGTATATAGAGTCTAAAAATGATGCAGATGTAGATTTAAAAGATGAAAAAATTAGGGAAGAAATAAAAAAAATAAAAAAAGATACGGAATTAAAAGATTTGAAAATAAAGGAATTGAAGAATCAATTACATCCAGCAAGCATAATCGAAAAAGTGATGACGGATAGTCTTATGAACTTAAAAGGAAGGTTGCTTTCTTTGTCTAATCGACTAGCTCCACAATTAATTGCACTTGATAATTTAGGGGAAATTCAAGAAGTGATTCAAGACTCAATATTAGAAGCGTTGGAAGAACTTAGTGAATATAATCCAGAGTTATTTAAAAATAAAAATTTTATTGAAGATGATGACGAAGAGGAAGGTGTGGAAAAAGTTGAAAAACGGAAACGTGGTAGACCTAAAAAAAGCAAATGATTTATTTAGAAAAATATTTTCTGTTTTAAAGCCTCCACCTAAACTAACAATAGATATGTGGGCAGATAGGTATAGAGTGTTATCAACCAAAAGTTCAGCTGAACCTGGTAAATGGAGAACTGACCGTGTTCCTTTTCAAAGAGAAGTTATGAGAGCCATATCAAGCAAAAAAACAGAAAAAGTAGTAATGATGTATGGCGCTCAATTATCAAAAACAGAACTTCTTATGAATACATTTGGGTACTACGCCGATTACGAACCGTCTCCTATAATGTTCATGATGCCGACAAAGGATATGGCACAAGACTTTTCAACCACAAGGCTTAACGATATGATTCAGTCAACGCCACAGTTGAAAAATAAAATTATTGAGAACGAAAATTCGAGAGATACAAAAAGACAAAAGGAATTTCCAGGTGGATATATTGTATTAATCGGAAGTAACTCGGCAGCAGAATTAGCAAGTAGACCAATTAGAGTTTTGCTTGCTGATGAGATAGACAGATTCCCGTCTAACGTAAAAGATGAAGGAGATACATTGAATTTAGCAATTGAGAGAACTAAAACTTGGACATTGAATAGAAAAATTGTTTTAACAAGTACTCCTACAATTAAAGGGGAGAGCAGAATCGAAAGAGAATACGAAAACAGCACGCAGGAAGAATATTATATACCTTGTCCAAAATGCGGAACAATGCAGAAATTGGAATGGAGAAATATAATTTTTGAAAGCGTAGGGCATAAATGTTCGGATTGTTTGGAAGTTTCAAATGAATATGAATGGAAAAAAAATATGAAATATGGCGAATGGATAGCTGGAAACAATGAAGTTGACAGCGAATTGGTCAGAGGGTTTCATATTAGCGAATTATACAGCCCTTTTTCAACTTGGAAAAGCATCATTAAGAAGTTTAAGGAATCAACAGGAGATGTTCAGATGATGAAAGTGTTTACTAACACTGCACTTGGAGAAACTTGGGAAGACAGGATAGAGAGAATAAATTTTGCGGACTTGGAATCAAGAAAAGAACATTATGGATGTGAAATTCCTGATAAAGTTTCAGTACTGACTGCAGGAGTAGATGTGCAGGATGACAGGTTAGAAGTAGAAGTTGTTGGCTGGGGTGTTGGAGAAGAGAGCTGGGGAATTTATTATAAGGTATTTATGGGTAGTCCTGCTGAAAATTATGTCTGGGAACAGCTTGATAGATTTTTAGATACTGAATTTTCTTATAAAAATGGAGAAAAAATAAAAATAATATGTACTTGTATCGACACAGGAGGACATTTTACACAGGAAGTTTACCAATATGTAAAACCACGTGAGATAAAACGGATTTTCGGAATCAAAGGTCAAGGTGGAGATGGAAAATCGTTTATATCTAAACCTACTAAAACAAATAGAATGGGAATAAGTTTGTTTGTTTTGGGAGTTAATTCAGGGAAAGAAACTATTTTATCAAGATTAAAGATTGATTTACCTGGACCAAAATACATGCACTTTCCTGATAATGTCGAGCGTGGATATGATGAGGCATATTTTAAAGGAATTACTTCAGAAGTTAAGACAACCGTTTGGGAAAAAGGGAAGAAAAAAACTATGTGGAAAACGATAGGAACTAAACGTAACGAACCGCTTGACATTAGAAACTATGCCTATGCAGCATTACTGATTGCTAATCCTAATTTAGAAAGAAAATATACGACAGAAACAATAAAACAAACTAAAGCTGTAAAAAAAAGAAAAATATTATCGAAAGGAATTTAGAAAATGGGAAAATCAAATTATTCAAGAGAATATATTTTAGAAATGATTGTTGAATATGGTAAAGCTGAACGAGCTGCTTTGACTGGAACTAGTTATAAAATTGGAACTAGGGAACTTACTCGAATGGGAATAGATGCAATAAGAAAAGGAAGAGCTTAC